GTTCTGTTAATCTGAAAAAGGCTTCATATACTTCTTCAGAAATAACATCTGCAGGAAATGCTTCTACATTACACACATTTATTATATGCAACTCTGGTACTGCTCTTGCTGTAGGTATGGCAAACGGAACTATAGTTGGAGAGAAAAAAATATTTACGAACAAAGGCGCAGGTACTGCCACAATTACTCCTACTACTTTTGGTCCTGGAACAAGCATCGCTCTTGCTCAACATCAAGGGTGCCAAATGATATGGGATGGAACCAATTGGCAGTTGATTGGTAATTACGGCGGAACAGTGAGCTAAGGAATCTAAAATGGTTGCAATTATTACAGATAAATTTAAACGGCAAGTTCTAGCCGACATCTATACAAACGTTACAGATTCTGCTGCTACGTATTACGTAGGTATTGGCAGATCAAATGATTGGAATGCAACTGACGCAGCTCCTACGCCTTTAAACACAGCAAAAGAAGAAAGAGATTTTCGTCTTAATCTTCAATCTATGAAAAAGGGCGAAGACGTCTCATATGTCGTTCCTCGCTATAACTGGTCTTCTGGTACAATTTATAGTGGATATGATGATCATATTCAAGGTTATCCATCAAACGCATATTATGTTATGACCGATGAACTTGCTGTTTATATTTGCCTGCAACAAGGTAGGGACCTTCAAGGTAATGCGGTTACGTCAACTACTAAACCTACCGGAACGCTTTTAACTCCTTTTACTACATCGGATGGTTATGTATGGAAATATTTGTATGGTCAAACCGCGTTGAGATCTACTAAGTATACTTCGGCCAATTATATTCCAATTCAATTTATTGATTCTGCTGATGTAACTTATCCAGCGCTTGAGCAGGAACAATACGCTATTCAAAATGCTGCAATACCTGGAGAAGTCATCGGAGTTAAATTAAACAACGGTGGGACAGGTTATACATCTGCTCCAACTATTACATTTACTGGAAACGGTACAAAGGCGCCAAAAGCTACTGCAACTGTTTATAACGGTTCGGTTGTTAAAATAGAAATGGATGATTCTGGGTCAGGTAAGGCTTTTGGTAAAAATTACGATTATGCCTCAGTAATATTCTCTGGAGGTGGCGGTTCAGGCGCGCACGGTAGAGCAGTGATTTCTCCTCCAAAAGGTGTTGGAGGAGATCCAAGAGACGATCTTAGATCATCAGCTTTAATGTTCAATACTAAGCTTATTGGCGATGAAACAAATGCATTGATTACCAGTAATGATTATAGACAAATCGGTCTTATAAAAAATCCTAAAGTTGGTCCACTATTAACTGACTCTGATTTTGAGGGTACCGCTGGTAATGTCTTGAACAAACTTAAGTTTGGTTCTATAGCTCAGGTATTTAGTGAAGATAAAATTATATTAGGCTCTAGCTCAGCGGCTAAAGCATATATCGACAATGCCGATTCTAGTTATGTCTGGTATCACCAGACTGACTCAACTGGGTTTACTTCATTTATTGAAGGCGAAACTATTACTGAAACCGATGGTAACGGTGAGGGCATCTTAGATTCTGCCTCTGTAGACGGTGACACTCTCGCATATATAAAAGGAACGGTCAGTCCTTTGTCAGGCGAATTGTTATACATCGACAATAGAGCTGCGATCGAACGAGATCCTGCGCAAACCGAAGATATTAAAGTTATCATCCAACTGTAGAGTATTTAATAAATGGCGACAAATTTCACAGAAAAAGTCTTTAGCGACACGTATAAGGACGACTATAAAGATAGTAACAACTACCACAGAATTATGTTTAATTCTGGTCGTGCTCTACAGGCTCGGGAGTTAACTCAATCCCAAACTATTGCGCACAAAGAACTGGAGAGATTTGCCAGAAACATATTTAAAGAAGGCTCATCAGTAAATCCTGGCGGACCAAGTATCAATACACGATATGAATTTATCAAATTAAATACATCGATTAACCAACTACCAGCAAATTTAACTACTGTGGTTGGAGATGAGTTCACCGGACAAAACTCAACATTTAAATTTAAGATATTGGAAATAGTAGCTGCAACTGCTACGGATCCTGCTACTTTATATGTTACGTATACAGATACGCTAGCTGCGTCATCATTCCAATCTTCTAATAAGGTTTCTGCCGGTGAAGATATTGTTGGTACTAATTCAGGCGTTACACTTACCGTACAAACTACTAATACCACTGCAAACCCGGCAACAGGATTTGGCACACGCTTTTCTGTAGACCGCGGGGACTTTTTTACTCAGGGACATTTTGTCTTCTGTGAGCGTCAATCAAAGATTATAAGCAAATACGATCAACTTCCTACGTGTACAGTAGGATTTAAAGTTACCCAAGACATTGTCACAGCTTCAGATTCAGAACTCTTGTATGACAACCAGGGTGCTACTCCTAATACATCTGCCCCGGGTGCTGACAGATATCGCATTCGCATGACACTAGCATTAGATACTGAAGTTGACTCGGATCAAAACTTTGTATATTATTGTAGAGTGCGAAACGGTGTAGTATTTGACACAGTAACTGGAAATGATGCTTATTCAAAAATTGAAGATAGATTGGCAACACGAACTAAAGACATCAATGGCGATTTCTTTATAAATCCATTTATTATAAATTACGAACCTGACTCTGATGATGACATTTTACAAGCCGTAGTATCTTCTGGCCTTGCGTATGTTAATGGTTATAGAGTGGAGAAAACCTTTCCGACACGTCTCAGAGTTGCAAAGGCTAGAGATACTATTATCAAAAATAACGAAGTGGTTGCAGCCTCATATGGCAACTATATTACTGTTACAGACTTAGTTGGTCTTCCAAACATTAATGTGTTTCAACAAAGGAATCTTAGGTCAGCTGTAGGCCATGGCGGATCTACTATTGGTACATGTAGAATTCGCTCTGTTGAAGAAGACGGAGCATATTACCGTTATTATATTTTTGACATTTCAATGAATGCTGGTCAATCTTTTGCTGACGTAAAGTCAATCGGCGGTAACGCGTTTGACTATGCCAACCTAGTATTAGAAAGCGGCAGCGCAGTACTAAATGACGTAGGTGGTAATAATCTATTCTTTGGATTACCTAACCCAAGACCTAAAACATTATCTGATATATCGCTAGAGGTATATCGTTCATTTAACGCTTCGCTTGACCCGAGTGGTGCTGCGACTCTTACTCTTACCGCTACCGGAGAAACCTTTGGTAGTGTAAACGAATGGGTAGTTTCTGTTGATTCCGATGGGGCAATTATTTCTCCTACAATTAGTGGGGCTGGAACTCAGGCTGCTACAATTAGTGGTGGTCCAACAAACTCAAATATTGAAATCATTGCTAAGGTTAATAAATCATCAGGTAGTGTTCGCACTAAAACTCTAGTCGAAACTACGATTACAAAACAAGTAGAATCTGATGGTACTGGTACTGCATTCATTAAACTAGATAAACCGGATTTGTTTAAACTAGATAGATTGCGCGATTCTGATTCTGACGGCGCTGATAGACTAAGCGACTTTATTGTTGATAACGGCCAGAGAGATAACTGGTATGGTCCAGCAAGACTAATTCTTAAGGGTGATAAAGCCGCTCCAAGTGGAAACGTTTTTGCTCGGTTTAGATATTTTACGCACGGCGCATCAGGCGATTTCTTTGCTGTTAACTCTTATACCGGCCAGGTGAATTTTTCAGATATTCCATCTCATACGTTAAACGATGGTTCGGTTATTCCTTTAACTGACGTGCTTGATTTTAGACCACGTAAAACTGATAGAGATTCGGACTTTACTGGTGGTACTGCTCGTATTAACGAAATACCTACAAACACAGATCTTATTACACTTGATGCTGAATATTATCTTCCACGATTTGATAAAATAGTAATTGATCAAGATGGCAATATTAAGGTAGTACAAGGTAACTCAGCACTTGAACCACAGTTTCCTGAAATTCCAAATGGCGACTTGCTACTAACAGATGTCAAACTAGAGAGCTTTACTAAAAGCGATTCTGACTTGGGTCTTGCTCCTCACGAAACAAAACTATATAACATGGACGATATTGGTAGTATTTCATCTAAATTAGATGCGCTTTATGACTTGACAGCACTATCACTTATTGAAACTGGTCTATCTAATTTTGCGGTGTTCGACTCAACTGGAAATGATAGAACTAAATCTGGATTCTTAGTTGATGGATTTAAAGATCAACTAGGTTCTAGCTTTAATAATATTGAATATAGAGCATCTATCGATCCACAAAACGAAATACTTAGACCTACGTTTAGCGAAGAAGCTATTCGCCTAATCTACGACTCTGATCTTTCTACTAACACTATTCTTAAAGGTGATAACGTCTATAAGAAATTTAATCATGTAGAATACATCAATCAGCCGCAAGTATCTGGTGTTATGAACATTAACCCATTTGCAGTTATAACAAATCTAGGAGCTCTTGAACTTTCTCCTTCATCAGACGAATGGAGAGAAACAAGACAAGCAGCTGATGTTATAACTGGTGGTGGTACAGTAAATGCATTTAGCGGAAATCAATCTCAGCTGTTTAATAACTCACAATGGAATTGGGCTGGATCAACAGTCGGTTCATCTAGGTCGAGTGTCATTGGCTCTTCATCATCTTCCAATGTAAGTTTTCAAAGGCAGAATTCTGGTATTGTCTCAAACGTTGGTAACTGGAGAGGTTCATGGGATAGAACTAATACTGTAGTAACTAGATCAACCACCACAACAAGTGCTACTGCTAGAGTAAGCTCATTCTCTACAATACGAAGCGTTGTAGGTAATAGAGTTATTGATGTTGCAATGATACCGTTTATGAGATCTCGAAGAGTTAGTTTTAAATGTCAAGGCATGAAACCTAACACTAGAGTATTCCCATTCTTTGATGGCGTTAGTGTAGATAACTGGGTAAAATCAGATACGTTTACCAGAATTGCTACAACTAATAATGAAGTTGGCAATAGGTATAATAGAAACACTGGACACCCTGATGGGGCTACTTCTCTATTTACAAATGCTGAAGGCGTTGTAGAAGGTG